TACAGAAAATAAACGAATTACAATAAATCCATTATCTCTTAAGCGCTTAATAAAATAGCCAGGTGTTTTTAGTTTGTTTTTGCTCATATTAATTTACTAGTGCAGAAGCTACAAATCTAATATCAGTAGATTCAAGTGCTATATCAAAAATAAGAACACCTAATTTAGCAATTAGGTGTGCTGTAATGGCTTTAAACTTCATACAAGAAATTATACGAAATATTTCAAAATTCAAGGGTATAGGTTTATCAAGTTGCTGACCGCTATAATCATCTGCGAGCTTCATACCATACGAGTCAGTATTAGCGCGTGTAAGATCTGTAAGATCACCGTGTACGATATTATCCTTAAATGAAAGGTACAATCTATTTGTTTCAGTGGCTATAGAACTGCCTTTAATTAAAGAAGTAATAGCTGTATTAGATAAACTAAACTTACCATCAACAGATATTTTACTAAGTTTATCCATATTGAGCTTAGGTAATGAAATAATATTATCTTCATAGAGATGATATTTAAATCTAACTGTAGGCGATGTATATCCGATACTATTAGTTTCTAAATTAAAACTTAATTGCTGTTCTTCAATACAAGATAAGATCCTACAAAATTTCTTTATATCAGGTATATTAAGCTTCCTGGTTAAATCAACACTCTTATCGTTGTATTGAGCGCTAATTACAATAGCGTTATCATTAGTAGCTATTATTGTCTTAATAAGACCGGGCTGTATATCCAATACAGCACTTTCTGACACTCTACTAATAGGTGTCAGAAAGTCATTAACAAATCGATCTTTGTCTGTAATATTAAGAATCATCGCCTCAATAATAAGCTAAATTTACTTTTTATCAACACTATTAATCGTTTGTAGTAACTGTTTCTGACTTTTTTTTAATATCAGTAAAAGATGCAATAATTTCTTGCTGTGTCTCAATAAGAGTATTAAGCTTTTTATCGATGGCCTCAAGTCTCTCAAAAATACGTACAGAATACGGGCTTTCGTTGAAGTTTAATTCAAGTTGATTTGGATTGTTGTATGTCGGTGCAGCTTGCTGTGTGACAGGTTGTGCAGCAGGTGTCTGTAGTGACGCTAGTGAAGGTATTACTACAGGACCGGGTGCAGAAACTGGAGCGGCTTGTTCAAGTGGAACTGATACAGTGACAGGAGCTGCAGTGACAGGAGCTGCAGGTATAGGTTGAGGTTGTTGCTGTACACGAGGGATTGACTGTACAATACTATCTGGATTAATTGAACTTGTAATAGGCTTAAGACTACTTACAATGTTTTTATCTAGTTCTTTCATTTCCCCGAGATTTTGCCCAAGGAATTGCAATGCTAGATATTTGGCTTCATCGCCAGATACTTCTCTAATTACTTGTTCCATTAGTCTTCAAGCCCCTTAAGAAGTTCATCAATAGTGTCATCATCAACACTTGCTGTAACAGCTTCCTTTACAGGAGCTGGTCTGACTGCAGGCGTAGGTGCAGGTGTAGGTTTGACTGCAGGTGTAGTAGGTGCTTCATCAGCTTCATTGTCTTCTACATCGACACTGCAATGATAATGCTCCTTAAGCATATCTACAAGCTCATCATAACTCTTAGCGGTTACATATGTCTCAAGATCATGAATACCGTTATATACATCCTCGTAATCATCAGGCGAAAGGCCTTCAATTTCCTTCGGAAGAGCAAACTTTGTCGATACATATGTCGGATAATCGCCCTGCTTCTCTACCTTAATTCTAAGATTACAACCTTTAGGAGAAAGATCAAAAATACGAGGACCGAAATCAGCTGACTCTTCACCTTCAATAGCATCCTTAATGATTTTATCGATCTGACGACCATAGCGAAGAACTTTAATTGTACCGTTATTTTCAGGTGTAACAGGATCGTTTACAACATAGACATTTACCATCCAGTTTTCACGACGATTAAGTGCCTTTGACTTTTCCTTTTCCTCTTCAGTTCCATTACGACGAATACGGAAAAACTCTTCAGAGATTGGATCTCGCTGACCCCAAGTTGCAGGGCTAATACAGGTTACAAACTGACCGGTTGCAAGGCTATTCCAGCCGTAAGAATAATAGTTAAAAAATGTCTTATTAGGGTCCTTAATATTAGGGAGAAGGCGAACAATGTATGTATTACCAGGTACAGTCTTAAGAATATCCTTATACTTAGTATTAGTTGTACTAGTCTCTGTCGACTTAGTAAGAGCGGACTTAATGCTATCAAACATTGATGATGTAAATGCGGGGTTCATATTATTTTTATAGTGTAGTTTGTATTTTTAGTTTATGCAATTATTTTTTTGTGTTATTTTTTGAAGGCCTAGATTAACAAATTTACGCGCTTTATTAGAATTTAAAAACTTAGTTCTAAAAATTGATAAATTGTTAATCAAGTCAGATCCTATAATAAAAGAAAGAAGCTCAGAATCAACTGTTCTTAAATTTTTATCAAAAAGATCGTAACCAAATAGACAATAAACATTTACTCCATGGTCCTTTAAATGCAAGAGAAAGGAAAAGGTATCATTTGTTTTATGATTAATATAATCACACACTGTTATATTCTGTTCTCTACAAAAATTAGATATAAACAATAACGACGACTGAATGTTTTCTAGTTGCTCTATGCTATCAGGGCTTTTCATCAAAAGTTTTTGATGGTAAAGAGTATAAGCCTTTGTAGCTTTAAGTGTTGTATAATATTGTAGGTCGAAATACTGCTCATCCGAATAGATATTATACGGAGCTTTTATAAACTCCTCAATTTTAATATGAGGAAAATTCTTAAAAAATAACGCTATTTTTTTAAGATAGGATATTTGCTTTATATCTAAATCATTAAAATCTTTTCTGTATTTAAAAGGTTGATTCCTTTTTTGTCTAGAGACTTTTAAGTGTGTATTATAGATATGCTGTTCAAAATCCGTTACAGTGGTTATATCTAGCATTAAACGATTATATTTTAGCCTTTATCGTTATTCAAGGGCGATCCTTTTGAGTTAAGATATTTCATTATGTATTTGCTTTTATATAAACTTGGATCAAACTTTAAAAACATCTGCACGGTAGCAAAATCTGTCTCTACATCACAGTAAATTTTGAACAACTCTCTTAACGCTTTATTTTGTAAAAGAATTAAAAAAACATTAGCTAAGTTCATTTTTTTAGTATGTAATAAGGTTACAAACGAACAAAAAGAGAGAAATAGATGTTCAGCCTCGTATTCGGCTAATGTACTGTCATCGGTTATTTTTTTCATTACTTTGATAATAACTAATTATCGTAGTAATGATTTAAATCAATGTTTTATAGAGAAAGGCTAGCTAGAGTGTTAATAGTAGAATTAGATGCTTCTGTATCATTTACGTGTTCATCTTCTGTTAAGGTAAGTGTAGAGTAATCAATACGTAAAACACAGCTACCAAAATTCGGACCAAAGCGGTTTTTCATCATACCCATTTTAATAACACCGAGCTCTCTATCGGTAGGTTCTTGCCAGATACTTAAAATGGCATCTGCTGTCATCGCTAGGCCCATACTTTCAGAAATTGTATTCATACCAGGATCTGAGACTGAAAAACCAGATCTATTTAACTGAGTTGCTGAAATAATCGGACAGTTAAACACGTATGAAAGAGCTCTAAGTTGCTCTGTAATCTTTTTAATTTTCTCGTAACTATTATTACCGTCTTGAATGGTAAAAAGATTAACATAGTCAACAACAATTGCGTCAAATTTAAATCCTTGAGATAAAAGCTTTTTAATATATGCCTGCAGGTAGCCAATAGTAATTGTAGAAGGCGGAAATTCCTTAATAAGAATTTTTGCTTCAGGATTTGAACTCGCATGATTATCTAAGCTATTTTTAAGTGTAGCTGTATCTGTTTTAAGTCTACTAAGAGGAATTTTTGTAATGTTTGAACTTAAACGTTGAGCGTAAATCATCTCAGGCATTTCAAGTGTTACAAGCAATACACTCTTACCTTGATTAGCTATATTAATAGCTACATTACCAAGAAAAATACTCTTACCGACGTTTGTTTCTCCAGTAAACAGATATAGAGAACGCCCTGCTTCTAAGAAACCGCCACCAAATTTTTCATTTAACCAATTCCAACCTGTAGATATATGATTGACTTCTGATTGTAAATTTTCTACAAGAAGATCAGAACTTTTAAACAAATCTAACCCACAATTTGTTGTTAGTGATACATTACATGCCTTTTCAAATTTGTTAAGAATTGTAGATGTATCGATTTTATTTTTATTAAGATCATCAACTACTTCCATCATTGTATGGAATACAGCTTTCTCTTTTAAGAACGTCTCTGTATTTTGAGATAGCTCGTCTGGATTTAAATTTTTATCAATATCTGTAAAGGTATTTACAACTTTTTTAAAAGAAGTCTTAAGTTCAGTTGTTGTAAGATACGCCTTAATCTCTGTTAAGGTCGGGCTTGCGTTTCGCTTTACAAAAAAGTCTCTAATAATACCAAATATATTCTTAATATCATCATTCTTAAAATATTTTGGATCAACGTAATCAATAATCGAAGATAGGTATGTCTCGTCAGTCAGTGCTTTATACACAAGCACAGTTTCAAAGTAATCTAAATCAAGCTTCGACATGCAAATATAATACCATCTTACGCTATTAATAGCTAGCGTATTCTTTCAGAAATTGAGTTTGGTTTTTCTGAAATGTTTTATCATTAAAGTCTCTTAATCCAGGTGAGGCATGAATAAGATGAACGGGAGCGACTCCGATTTTTAGTTTCTTTTTATTAGCATCTAAACAGCTAGCTATATCGTAATGATGAAAAGTGTAATTTTCATTAAACTTCCAACCTGCAGCTTTTACTTTCTTGACATTTACTGACATGAATACACCGTCAATAATAGCAACTCTTACTGGTACAGGACCAAACGGTGTAGTCATAGATCTACCATCATGAAGATGAGCTACAGCACCGTGTAAGTTACCACTTCCAAAACCACCACACATTAAATGCCAGAGGGCTGGAGATTGAATTTTACAATTATTGCCTCCTGCTACACCAATGATGTCATAATCTTTATGATATTTTTCAAGCTTTGCCTCTAGCAGTGCATCGTCAAAATATACATCATCATGACAAAAAGCTATATAATCGTAAGTATGATCGGAGTATAAAAATTCATTATAACGCTTACTAAGACTCTCTTTATTATTCTTGTAGAGATGCAATGCAATTGGATTTGTAATATATTCATTTATTACATCAATACTATCTTTAAGTATAGGTGTTGAATCTCCCTTAGTGCATGAAAATATAGCTATGTTACTCATAAAACAAAAAATGGTGAATTACTCTGAAAGCCGCCTACAGCTGTTAAACCTTCGTTAGTCATCAAATATAAAACACCTTCATCTAAGGATTTAAATTTCTTATACGGTAGTGAAGAAAAAGCGTTTGTTAGGAAGTTTGCATAAACCGTACTACCGGATCGTGCCAAATACACATTATTGGATAGTTTATTATAAATCCAAAGACCGAATGTACCTTCAAGCTTAGAAAGAGCATCACATAATGCTGATACCTCAGTTAAACCATCATCTGTTGCTTGACTCAATAATGCTGGGATTACAGATGAATCAACTTCATTATAAAATACACCTTTATTAAGTGTTTTCTTAAGAGCCTTATCGTTCGTTAATACCCCATTATGTGCTACAACCCAGGTACCGCATACGAATGGATGAGATGTTTCAGGTTGAAACTCACGGACTGAGCTTGTTGGAGCTTGAGTATGACCGAGATAATAATAAAAATCTTTAGGTCTTAGATTGATTTCTCTGTTTGAGACTTGCATATCTTCATGCATATCAGCAATACCTTCAATATGCATTCTCGCATCATAATCAAAGCTTAAAAACAGCCCACCATAGGCAAAACTACCTCTGTCTTTACATTGATCGTAAATATCAGTAAATTCCTTAAAATTGTTTGATCCAAATATAGCGCAAATAATATTGTACCTCCATTAATATTATACCATGGAGAATAAATAATTCAAGCATATGAATCGTGATATACACTTAATTTTTGAAGCTTATAGAAAAAAGCAATTACAACTTATCAATGAGATGGATATTGGTGCAGATTTACCAGGAGTTATTGGTGCTGTATCACCCGGAGTTGCTGAGAGGGAGAAAAGTGCAGATACATATATTTTTAAACTTCTTAAGTCGAAAAATCCTGATAAATCTCATGATGAAATAGTAAAAATGGTTGTGGAGCCTCTCTACAAAGCAATTTTTATCGATAATAAATTTTCAGCTTCTGGGTCACATAAAGATCAATTAGCTAAATTACAAACAGCTTTAGAAAATGAGCTAGCTAAGTCATATCCAAAAGCACAATCTGGCTATACAGCAAGAATTATTAAGAATTTCTTAGCACCTGTTGTAAAGATATTAGATGCAGATTCAAATAATGTAACAGGTGGTAGGGAAGCTGTAAAGGCAGTAAAACAAGCAGTTGATAAAGCTGCAGCTAAAGATGAAGTTATAATTCCTCAAGAACCAAGTGAGTCTGGCTCAGCAGAAGGTGATCGTAATGTATCTTCTACAGATCGCACAACAGCACAGGTGCAGCAAATTGTTGATAGTTTAATTGACGATCAGGGTGTTATAGAAAAACATGTACATGACGATGCTGCTCAAAAAATACGTGATAGTGGTGGTCTAGGTATAGGTGACGATCGCGCAATTGCGGCAAAAGTAAAAACAGTCATTAATGATCTAGTAAGAGCTGGTGTATATGAGAGAAAAGGACAGACTATTAGATTAGGTAAAAATTATGACGATTTTGAACAACATCGTGGCTCAACTGAACCATTTATGTCCGATGTTGATGTTATTGATACATATACTGGTGGTAATAAGCCTGTTAATCCTTTTAAAGGGTCAGCAGGCGATAGTATGTTTGGTTAAACATTTCCAAGTAAGTGATCCCAAGGGATATTCCTTGAATATTTGAGAGGATCTTCAATACCTACATCTATAAACCCCTTTAATCGGAGAGCGCACGCTGTGCATTCACCGCACGCCTCATCTAAGCCCTCATAACAGGTCCAGGTATTCGCAAAGTCAACACCTAGAGAGATACCTAGTTCAATAATCTCTTTCTTTGACTTATCAATAAGTGGTGCTTCAATTGTAATTTTATTTCTGCGGTTAAGAGCTGTAACATTATTAATAGCAGAAAGAAATTCTGGTGACCCATCGTAAAAACCTGCTACGCTGTCAGCTTGTGCTGCACCGTACCAAACAGTATCTATATCTCTATCCTCAGCTATACCAATTAAAATTGATAGAAACGTCATATTACGGTTGGGTATATACGCTGTAGATTGCGGGTCACCCATAATTTGTGTTGTCTTTGGTACTTTAATGTCGCTATTTGTTAGCGCAGATGTTTTATACTGATTAATAAATGGTAAAGGTAAAATATTATATTGTGTTATATTATCTAATAATGATAGTTGTTGTTCAGCACAACAAAGTTCCTTTTTATGTCTCTGACCGTATTCAAATGAAACTGCATGCACGTGTTTAAATTGTTTAGAAGCTAGGTGTAAAAGTACAGTTGAGTCGGCACCGCCGCTAAAACTTAAAATAACAGAGTTTCGGGACATAAATATATTATATATGATAATTGATCATGTTCCAGATCGAAAAGGTGGTATATACAGCATTATTAATATTCATAACAATAAGCAGTATATAGGGAGCACAGTAAATTTTAAAAAACGTATAAAAGCTCATATATTACACTTAAAGAATAAGTCACATCATTCACCGTATCTTAACAATGCAGTTCATAAACACGGTATGCGATCATTTTGTTTTAAAATATTAGAAGTTGTAAATAACTTTGATATATTACTTGCGAGAGAGCAATACTATTTAGATATCTTTAAAACATACTTACCTGAGAATGGTTATAATGTATGTAGTATTGCTGGTAGTCATATAGATGTATGTAAGTTTGGTACTGTAATACTGAAGAGATTGGTCGACGGTATGATTTTTCAAGCACCTAGTGTAAGAATATTTGCAGTTAATCATAATTTAACTGAATCAGATGTACGTGGTGCATTAAGAGGGAATATATGTAAAGGTTTTTGTGTACCTGATAAAAATATTGTCTATCGACAGTTAATAGATCCTCAAGGAGTAATTCATAATATTTATAATTTAAAGGATTACTGTATTTTTTATGGCTTAATGGATATGTACAAGCCACTTGCGCGCGTGCTACGAGGTGGTATTAATGAATACAATGGCTGGCATCTACCAAGCAATGAAATTAAGAAACCGCTTAAAATACTCATAGGTCCAGATGGACAGTTATATAGTTTTTATAATACGGATAAATTTGCAAAAGAAAATTATTTAGTTAACGCCACTGTACGCAATATTTTAATCGGTAAAATAAAAGAATTTAAGGGCTGGAGATTGCCCTAGTCTTGCTCGTCTTGCTCATTGGAAATTGTATTATCTTCGACATGACTATTATTCATATTATTATATTTGTAATCATCTGCAAGCTTCTTATCAAGCTCAGGAATAATAAAATCTTCAAAGAACGAAAGATCCTTTACAAAATTCTTAGCATAACCAAGCTTATCGCCCTTCTTATACTTACCTGAATCCATACCGACAACATAGGTAGAACCAGTTTGTTCGATAATACCGCGTGCAGTAGCCATCTGAAGTAAACCACTGTATTTGTTGAGTCCTGACTTAAATGATAGATACATTTCTGCCTCAAGGAACGGTGGCACAAAACGATTCTTAACCGTTAGTGCACGAATTGTGGTGCCGGAGTATTTGTTAGCTTCAGCTAGCTTACTTGTATTAACTGCTCCCGAATCACCTTCGCCTTCTTTCTCATTACGCTTTGCAAGTTGAACAAGAATACTAGCCATATAAACAGGACCTGATCCGCCTGACTGAGTCTTAACAAGAGATGGGAACATAGCACCAGGATCAGAATAGGTATGATTGGTGAACATAATCGTAACACCGGCCTTACCAGCCTTGTAGGTAAGGGTTCTAAGCATTGACTTAAGTGACTTAGCTCTAAGACCCATGTCAGCTGCTGACTTATCCTTAGCAATATCGTCGATTTCTTTCTGTGAAGAAAGATTACCGAGACTGTCAATGCTAATAATAAACTTACCCTGTTGACCTGCTTCAATCACGCTATCAAGAAAAGCTGAAATCTGATTACGACATTGATCAACTGTATAAACTGGTACATATTTCGTCTTACTAGCATCAAGACCGACACCCTTTGTTGAGCTTTCATCAATAGCAAACTCTGTATCAAAAATTACAGGAATAACACCTTGCTTCTGAGCGTTAGCAAGAATCTTATTAACAATAAACGTCTTACCGGTCATTGACTCTCCCGAGAAGCCAACAATACGGCCCTTAGGAATACCACCCTTACGACAGCTACCACCGAGAATAGCATTAAGAGCATAACAACCTGTATCATACCAGGTGTCGACATTTGACAATGCATTTTCATCAAGCATTGTTGCTTCACTATTCATAGCGTCAAGTTTCTTAAAAATATTATCAATCTCTTTACTCATATATTAGATAGTAAATGCACTATTTGTATAATCAACAAAAAAATACCCGATCTTGCGATCGGGTATTTTAGTTAATTTGATGCAGATTACGGATGTTTACATCAAAAATTTTATTTTACTCGTCAAAAAGCTTGACGACACCTGCATTAGCAGGGGTAACGAGAGGAGCATCGACAAACAACTTGCTGTACTGATCAGTAAGACGAACGTCGTTCTCTACATTAATACCATGAACGGTATTAGCATAGCTATACTTCCACTGTGTACCCTCTTCCTTGTTCTTGTCAGAGACAAACTCGCGGAAATAAAGAGGGATGGTCTGTACGTTAAGCTGACCCTGAGGGGTAGGCTGAACGTGAATAATTGCTGGGTTCTTAACCACAAATGTCGTGTCGTCTGAGGAGACGAGCTCGCCAATGGTCGTGCGACCGATGTGATCAATGAATGTGATAAGATTTGGTGTATCGCTCATAGAT